TATAAAATTTGAAATACCGAAAAGTTTTGCTCATATCTTTGAAGCAGTTAATAGAAAATTTCTTATTTTACATGGGGATTCTATAAGTGGGTCAGGAAGTTTAGTAGGGCTAATGAATTCTGCTGTTAAACTTAGAGGAGTATTGCAATATAGAAAAGGCTTGGAAGAAGAAGTAACTAAATTAAATATAGATAGTGCTGCTCCAATAGGATATGATTTTGATACTGTTATGATGGGACATTTCCATAGAGTAGATGAGATAGATATTGGTACAGGAGAGATGTTTATATGTGGAACTATGAAAGGTGGGGATGAATACGCCTTAAATAGACTTCATTTAATATCTAAACCTAAACAAATCATCACTTGGTGGCATCCTAAATATGGATATCTCAGTAAGAATATTATATATTTAAACCGATATGATTCAAGTGAAGAAGCTTTTGAAGATGTTTTACCTGATATTTGGGCAAGCTAGAAGAAAAATACACACTTCGTTAGTATAATATAAAAGAGGTGTGATATGGATTTATCTAAAATTTTTGAAGGAGCTTACAATGGGTTAGTAAAAAACCTTGTAGACTCTATTGAAATTAAAAATTTAACCGAAGGGGACTCTAGACAAAGACGAAGACGATTTGCTTCTGATGGAAAATATCCACAAGATGTTAATATTATAGCTTCTGGATATGGAAGTCAAGATTTTTCAGGAACTTATAGAGTAAACGTCAGTCAACACACAAGAACATTAAGTAATGGAACAGTTGCTAATATTAATCCTTATTCTTATGATTTAGAAGATCAAAGGATACTTCATTATTATACTAGAGATGGAGAGGAAAGATATAGAACAATGAGTTCAGCAAACAGTCCAGACATTGAATTTGTAGGAGAAGTTGTAGCTCAAGCTCACAATTTACTTACAGATCAGTTAGCAGAAAATTTAAGAAGAACAGGTTACGAAGTATCAGTAACAAAAGGATAAGGAGAAAATTATGACAGAGCAAATAAAAATTACGCCAGATCAAGAATATATAATGGCAAGACATTCTAAAATGGTTGGGAAAGTTCTAGATTTAATAGAAGCTTCCATGCCAGAAGGCAATCAATGTGAAAAAATGAAGAAATTAATTCAGCAACCTTTATATGATTATAGGAATGAAATGCTTAAATTTATTTCAGAAGGTAAAAAAATAGAAGATAATTAATTATTTTTTAATTCAATTGTGAAAAATTTCACATTTCATAGTATAATATAACTGAGGGGTATTGTACCCCTTTATTTTATAAATTATATTTAAAGAAGGCCGGGAGTGGCTTAGACCAGCTTTCCAATTAAATAGTTAAGTTTTGGAATGGAGGAATTTATGTCTGACGAAATCTTAGCGAATCTAGAAAAACACATGGAAGGCAATCAGTTGGCTCTCGCTGCTGTAGCAGAAGTGTTACAAAAGATGGATGCTCGATTATTGAAAGAAGAAGAAGATACAGAAGAGGAAGAAATGGAAAAGGCAGCTGAAGCTGAAAAAGAATCTTTAGTTAAATCCGTAGCAGATAGTGTTATTGCTGCTTTAAAAGCAGATCAAGGTATGGATGTAGATGGTGAGAAAACTAGATCAGCCTCACAAGGCCCATCTGGTCAAGCTGATGAAGAAAAACCAGCTTCACCTACCACAAAAATAGAAGATCAGCAAGCAACAATTCAAGCTATGGCAAAAGCAGAAGATGATGAAGAGGAAGAAGATGTGGAAAAAGCAGGAGCAGAAGATAGCAAAGAAGAAGAGGAAGAAGAGGTTGAAAAAGCAGGAAAAGCAGAAGACGCTGGTGATGAAGACGATGAAATGGCAGCTATGAAAAAAGAGCTTGACGCACTTAAAAAACAATTAGGTGATGCTGAAGCTAATATTGAAAAAGCTGTTCAGGCAGAGTCTGAAAATCGATTGAGAAAAATGGGATTCAGAGAGGAAACTTCTCTAGTAGCCCCTAAACTTACTCATCCACTAGGAACAGATGGTACTACACCTATCGTAAAGGGTAATAATAACCCTGAAAATACTGTAGACCAACTTGCTTCTCTTTCTTATAAAGAATTGAGAGAACTACAAAATAAAATTGAATTAGGTGAAACCGATGGAGTTCCAAGAGAACTAATAGGTAAATAATCCTTACGATTTTAATTAAATAATTTTATTAAACTTAAAAGAATAAACGAGGAAAATATGGCAAATCCATCCTTATCGGAATATATTTCCCAGAGTCAAAGAGGACTATATCAGTCAGTATTCGGACCTGAATACTTGATGAAGCAGACCTACTTTACTGTAGATACTGCGACAGGTATATTCAATACGACTTATGGGCGAAAGGTGTGGCAAGCTTTAAACAACCAAACTCGTGCTTTTAATGCAATACCAAGAACTGTATGGGGTAATACAGCTGGTTGGAGGATCAGAACCGATAGAGGTTCAGGAAGATCAAGACCTGTAACAGAAACAGGTTCCCTACCTACTGTTGACATTTCAAATATAGAAACTGTCAGCTCCCTACCAAAGATTGTATCAACAACCTTTGGAGCATCAGTCAAGTCAGTATTTACTGCCCAATTAGAGGGTGGTGTTGGTGACGTATTAGCATTAGAAAACGAGAATGCACAGCTTGACCATGTAAAAGAAATGAACGAAGAATTATTAGCAGGATCGGCATACCTAACTTCAGCCGGTGCTACAACAACATTTACAGTCCCAGCTTCTATAGCTCATCACTTCAAAATAGGTGATGCTGTATCGCAGTACGATGCAACAGCAGCAGGACATGACAGAACTTCTGGTTCAGTTGTTTCTGCAGTAAACACAACTACAGGAGTAGTTACAGTTGCTTCAGGAACTACATTCGCTGATAGCGACACAGCCTACATTTATTCAAGAGCAGGATTAACTTCTCTTGATGATATTGTGGCAGAAGACGCTATGGCTCCCGGTGGTGGTGTAGCTCGATCAAGAGCTTACGACTTAACACTAGGAGGCAGAACAGCTGGTACTTGGAATGCAGGAGCTAGTGTTTCTTACAATAGTGGTACAGGAAGAGATTTATCTCTAAACCTTTTAGATACTGCTATTCAAAAAATTAGAACAAATGGTGGTGAACCTAAAGTAATTATTATGGGTCACGATCAGTACTTCAAGTTAGAGAGATTATTAAACTCTCAACAGAGGTACATGGGACAAGAAGAATACCAAGTTGGTGTTGGTTCAGAAAGAACTTTCCCCGGCACTAGAACAGGTCTTGTTCTTGCAACCTATCAGGGTATTCCAATATTACCTGATGCAGATGTTCCAAAGTCAGTTTCAACAGCTGATGCTGTCTTGGGTTCAAATGTATACGTTTTGGATACCGACTATCTCGAAATTGCTATAGCTCAACCTACTCAGTATGTTGAGAATAGAGACTACTTCGCAGCCAATGCTTTGGTTGTAAGAGGTTTGCTCTACACTATGGGAGAAATGAGATGTAAGAACTTCTTTGTACAAGCAAAGATTGCTGACTTAAACAGCTAAAAACATATTTTATAAGGGGTGGAATTGACTACCCCTTATAAATATTATTTATTTATTTAAAATTTAACCTTAAATATTAGGGGGAAATAAATGGCATTAACAATAACAACGTCATCTAATGGAACAGACTATCCATCAGGAGTTATAGGTGACTTAAAATACAAGGTTATCGAGCTTACATTTGACTCTTCATACGTTACAGGTGGTGAATCACTAACTGCTAGCGATATTGGATTTGATCAGATTGTATTAGCTCAAATAGAGCCTACAGATGGAATGAGTTTTGCTTATGACTATACGAATAGTACAGTAAAGGCTTATGGAATAGGACCGGTTCCTGTATTGATAACCGATGACGATTCAGCAGCTTCTAATGGACTAGCTGTATATGCTCATATTGATACAATAGGAACAGATGCAGATAGAAAAATAGCCCATTTAGAATCAGTTACAGCTGGAAATGCTACTGTTTACTTTACAGGTACATCTTCCAATAGTGCTACAGGTACTATGTGGGATGATAACGCAGCTGCTACTAATGGACTTCAAGTCTATGTAGACGAGAATGGAGACACTGATTTATCAGGAGCTAAATTCTTAGTCGATAACGACACTACAGAAACCGATTTATATGTTCCGTTGAGTGATGGTTCTTATCTAACTCTGTACAATGACGACTCTGCTTCATCTAATGGAGTAGCTGTTTACTTTGATGACGATGCTTCTAACACTTATGATAGATGGCTCTTGGTAACACCAAGTAACGCTGATGTAAATGTTTATACATCTACAACAGTTAGTGAAAGATCAAATACAGCAGAAGTACAATCGACAGCAAACTTGTCATTACAGACCAATGTAAGAGCTTTTATACTAGGTCATTAATAATTAATTTAGAGTATTGTATTGAATCATCAATTGATTTTGGTGATTCAAACAATACATATTTAGATATGAGGAGACCAAATGTCCGAATTTAATTTTTCAGAAGGCTGGAGTGGTTGGGAAAGAGACCCAAGTACCAGAACTAGTGTACATGCTATCACTAAATACTATCCTTTTAGAGAAGCAACTTCTACAAGTGCTTCAACCCTTTTAACTGTAGACAGAGGAATACCTTCTGTAAATTTGGTAACTAATCCAAGAATTGAAGATACAACTATCAGTATGTATACTGCTACAGGGTCTGCTATTTCAAGAGATACAGGACAACAATCTTCAGGAGCAGCTTCCTTACTAGTTAATCCTGATAACTCAGCAGCAGGGGAAGGAGTCTATTGGACATCAGGTACATTAGCAGCTAACTATCATCAGGGAGAAACCTTTCTAATGGCTACTTGTGAAATTTATGGAGCTTCTGCAAGTGGAACTGTACATTTACAAATACAAGATTCAGATGGAACTGCTTTAGCTACATCAGATACTCATAGTTTAGGTACAAGTTGGACTAAAATATCAGTAGTTTATAAGTTACCAAAGACAAGTGATCCAGCTGCTTACAGAGTAGCTGTTTTATCACAAGCCCAACATAATATAAATTGGTATGTAGATAAAATTCATGTCGAACAAAGAGCAGATGGAAACGTAGTTGACTATGTTGATGGAGCTCAAGGACTTAATTATGAATGGGAAGGAACAGCTGAAACAACTAAATCAAGAAGAAGAGCTGGTTTAGAAGTAATAAGAGGAATTTTTATTAGAAACGAATCTACTACTGTAGCCGATGTAGTATTTGTAGCTTTTGATCAGACAGCTACATCAACAACAGGAATAGCAGTACCCGGTGCTGCAGCAACTGCGAATGCAGAATTTTATTCAAATTGGCCACTAGACTTTAGAAGTAAGGTTTCGGTCATAGCAGCCCAAAACACTCCCACAGTTAGTGGAGTAATTTGGGGTATTCATTCAGGATAAGGAGAAT